GGAAAAGCAGAACCAGAAATTTATAGAGAACAACCATTTGACTATAAGGTATTGAGACAAGATATAGATAAGTATATGGATGCAGATGAAGAAATTATAAAATCAACATCTAAAATTGAATATTACCAAACAATGTTAAGTTATTTGGATAGTATATTAAAAACAATATTAAATAGAACTTATCAAATTAAAAATAGTATCGAATTTTTAAAATTTATTTCTGGAACTAATTAAAAGTATAAATGAATCTGCTAGATGAGCAGTAGATAAATATAATATAGGAAGAAATACTGCGATTAGATACATAAAAGAAGATAGTTCATTCTCAAATAAAAAATCCACGAATAAGATATATAATGGAAAATATAAAGCGTCAAAATACTTATAATGGATCTATCATCATCCAAAAGAAAAATGAAGTATATTTAGAACTTTTATGTAGTGATGAACACATACGTTATGAATTAACGGATGCTTTTAAATTTGATGTGCCAGGAGCAAAATTTATGCCACAGTATCGTAATAAATGCTGGAATGGTGAAATTCATTTATTCGATACTAGAAATAATACAATTTATGTTGGTCTTTTAGATAAATTAATATCTTGGGCAAAAAAATCTGAATATAATATTGAATTCAAACACAATAAATTTTATGGGGATCCATTCGAAGAGAATGAAATAATTTCTCACGAAGGTGTTGGTGATTATATGAAAAAAATATCTAGACACGAACCAAGAGATTATCAAATTAATGCTGTTTATGATGCTTTAAAATATAATCGTAAGCTTTTAATTTCACCAACTGCTTCTGGTAAATCTTTAATGATATATTCTATTGTAAGATATTTTACAGATAAGAATGAAAAAATACTTGTAGTAGTTCCTACTACATCATTAGTAGAACAGATGTATAAGGACTTTGAAGATTATGGTTGGAATGCCGAAGATTATTGCCATAAAATTTATTCTGGAAAAGAAAAAGATACAAATAAAAACGTAATCATCACAACCTGGCAATCTGTTTATAATCTTCCTAGAAAATTCTTTGATGATTTTAGTGTAGTGATTGGCGATGAAGCACACCTATTCAAGTCAAAATCGCTTGTAGGGATTATGACGAAATTGGATAATACGAAGTATCGTTATGGATTTACAGGCACCTTAGATGGGTCACAAACGCATAAGTGGGTGCTTGAGGGATTGTTTGGCCCTTCTTATAAAGTCACACAAACAAAAGAACTGATTGATAAAGGCCATTTGTCTAAACTAGATATTAAAGTTCTTCTTTTAAAACACGATCAACATAAATTTAATGAATATGAAGAAGAAATACAATATTTAATTACTCACGAAAAAAGAAATAACTTTATTAAAAATCTTGTTTTAGATTTAAATGGAAATAGTTTAGTTCTTTTTAATCGTGTAGAAAGTCACGGACAACCACTTTATGAACTTATAAATAATTCAGCATCAAAAGATAGAAAAGTATTTTTTGTCTATGGTGGGGTAGATGTAGAAGAAAGAGAAAGGGTAAGAGAAATTACTGAAAAAGAAAAAGACGCAATTATTGTTGCATCATATGGTACATTTTCTACTGGCATTAACATTAAAAATCTTCATAATGTAATCTTTGCTTCACCATCAAAATCAAGAATAAGAAATCTTCAAAGTATTGGAAGAGTTCTTCGTAAAGGAGATAACAAATCACAAGCAGTATTATATGATATTGCAGACGATTGTACTTATAAATCAAAAAAAAATTATACATTAAATCATTTGATTGAAAGAATTAAGATTTATAATGAAGAAAAATTCAATTACGAAATTATACAAATAGAATTTAAGGAAAAAAAGTAATGTACGAAGAAGAATTTTATGCAGCAATCAAGATGGTATCAGGTGAAGAAGTATTTTCTAAAGTATGTCCTTGTGAAGAACAAGATAGAACTATTTTAATTCTTGATAATCCAGTTTTAATGGAAACTATCACAATTCGTCAGTTTGGAATGACAGCACTTAAAGTTGTTCCTTGGATGAAACTTACTGATGATACAATGTTTATTGTAGAAATGAATAGAATAATCACAATGACAGAAGTAAATGATAGTTCTATTATTAAAGTATATCAAAAATATATTAGAGAAAGAAATAAAATATCTAGCAAATCACAACTAAGTTCAAATATGGGTTTCATTTCTTCAATTGCTGATGCTAGAGTATCCTTAGAAAAGCTTTATAAATCTAATAGTAAAACTTAGATACACCCATTCTTCAAAACCCACAGAGTTATTTTAGTTAGTTTGGGGAAAGTTGTCAAGTTCTTGATTGTTATGTTATAATAAGAACAAATCAAATTCAAAAATGAATAAAGTAAAGAAAAATCCACATTATGTAAATAATAAAGATTTTCACGATGCATTAGTTGCATATAATATGAGAATAGATGCTGCAAAAGAAAATGGAACACCACCACCAAGGATTTCAAATTATTTGGGTGAGTGTTTTTTAAAAATTGCTACTCACTTATCATATCGTCCTAACTTTGTAAATTATATGTTTCGTGAAGATATGATAAGTGATGGTGTTGAAAACTGCGTTCAATATATTGATAGATTTGATATAGAACGTACAAATCCATTTGCTTATTTTACGCAAATTGTTTATTATGCTTTTCTTCGTAGAATACAAAGAGAAAAAAGACAAATGGAAATCAAAGATAAGATTATTGAACGTAGTGGATTTGAAGAAGTATTTACATCTGATGTGGGTGGTATTAACTCGGATTATAATACAATTAAAGACAACGTACACATCAAACTTCACCAATGAAACTTGGTTTAATTACAGACACTCACTATAACTTCAAGAAAGCAAATAAATCATTTCATGATTATTTTGCGAAGTTCTATAATGATATTTTTTTTCCTAAACTAGAAGAACGAAATATCAAGGCAGTAGTCCATCTTGGTGATGCATTTGACAGTCGTAAGGGTGTGGATTATTGGGCATTAGAATGGGCACAGAAGAATGTATACAATCGTTTTCAAGAACTTGGTATTCTTGTTTATAATATAGTAGGTAATCACGATTGTTATCATAAAAATACTAATGATGTAAATGCAATAGATTTATTATTACAAGAATATGATAATGTAATACCAATTTCTGAACCAAAAGAATTTTGTATTGATGGTTTAGACACTTTAATGCTTCCTTGGATTTGCACGGATAATCGGGAAAAAACCGATTATCTATTGAAAAATACACAAGCAAAGGTTATATTTTCACATTTAGAATTATCTGGATTTGTAGCTTATCCTGGTCATATTATGAAAGAAGGAATGGATGCAAGCATATTTAAAAAATTTGATAGAGTGTATTCGGGGCATTATCATACCAAAAGTGATGATGGTAAAATATATTATCTCGGAAATCCATATCAAATGTTTTGGAATGATGTAGATGATACTAGAGGTTTTCATATTTTTGATACTGATACATATGAATTAGAGTATTTTAAAAATCCATATAATATGTTTGAGAGGGTATATTATGAAGATAATGATTATAAAAAATTTGATACCTCATATTTGGAAGAAAAAATCGTAAAAGTTGTTGTTCGTCAAAAATCAAATCAATTAAAATTCGATAAGTTTATTGATAAAATATTAAAAGCAAACCCACTTGATTTAAAAGTTGTTGAAATTATTGATGTTAATGATGGAGATGTGGATTGTGAAGAAATATCAGCAGAAGATACATTATCAATTTTGGATAAATACGTAGAAGAAGCAGAATTCAATTTAGACAAAATGATTGTAAAAAAATTACTTAGAGATGTATATAAAGAAGCATTAGAGATAGAATAATGTATATACTGGCAATTAAGGAAAATGAGGACGAAGGTGCTTATGCAGTAGTGGATGATGATGGCGAAAAGGCATTATATATTTTCGAAGATGAAGATGATGCAAAACGTTATGCCGGATTGCTAGAAGCAGAAGATTATCCTATAATGTCAGTGGTTGAAGTAGAAGATGAAGTTGCGATACGTACTTGTGAAATGTATGGATATCACTATGTTATAATTAATTCAAATGAAATTGTAATACCCCCAAGACAAGATGATTTTATTCAAACGAATATCCTATCGTAATTTTTTATCTTCCGGTAATACTTCTACCGAAATTAATTTTATAGATGCCCCAACGACTTTAATTATTGGAACAAATGGAAGTGGAAAGTGTTTTTGTATAAATACTAAGATAATACTCCGAAACAAAAAAACCGGAGAAATTATTGAAACTACTATTGGAGAATTTTATGACGCACAAGAGAAGCAGAACGATTCAAGAAAAGATTGAAGAATGTCTTGATGATAAAGTACAAAATCTTCATCCATATTTGAGGGAAAAACTTTTTGTAGAACTTCAAAATGTTTCAATATCATCTGATGTTGCAAAATGCAAATCTTATGTATCTAAACTTCTTTCACTTCCAGAAACCGGAAAACAAAACAAACAATATTGGATTTCTCGTGGATGGTCTGAAGGGGAGGCACATTTTAAATCTAATGAAAATGTAAAAAAAGGAAAGGTTAGCCCATATTCAAAAGAATTTTGGACTTCTAAAATAAATCCTGATACTGGGATGCATTATACTGATTGCGAAGCAGATTATGAAAGAAACTCAAGAAGACCAATTAGAAAAGAATATTGGTTGAAGAAGGGATACGATGAAACGGAATCCATAAAATTATCAAAAGAAAAAAAAGAAAAAAATAATACTAAAGGTGCCGAAAAAGCAAAAAATAATAAAGAAGTTCAAAAAGTATCATCAAAGAGATGTATTGAATATTGGACTATCAGGGGGTTTAGTGAAGTAGATGCAAAAGAAAAGGTATACCAAGAGCAATCTACTTTTAGTCTCAAAAAATGTATTGAGAAATATGGAGAAGTAGGTGGAAATCAAAGATGGTTAGATAGGCAAGAAAAATGGCATAAATCCTACAAAAAATCAAATTTTTCTAAAGTATCGCAATTATTATTTTGGGAAATTTGTTCATACTTAAACCAATTAGATAATATATTTTTTGCCGAACTTGATGTGAATAAAAAACTGGATAAATCTGGAAAAAATAATGAATTGAGATTAAAATTAGATAGATTACTCCTACCAGATTTTATAGATACAAATAGCAAAAAAATAATTGAATTTGATGGTTCTTATTGGCACGGATTAGTGGGTAAGGGAAATAAGAATAGGGACATTGAAAGAGATGAGATTTATAAAAAAAATGGATATTTAATTTATAGAGTATCTGAAAATGATTACAAAACAAAAAAAGAAACGGTAATTGAAGAATGCTTAAACTTTCTGAAAAAGTAAATAGAAAATTTATCAACTCAATTGAACTTAATGATTGGGAAATTGAAACAGATACTGGATGGGAAGAAATCACACATATTCATAAAACAGTTCCATATAAAAAATGGAGAATAGAGACTTGTAATGGTTTGGCATTGGAATGTGCCGATGACCATATAGTATTCAGACAAGATTGCGATGAAATTTTCGTCAAAAATTTAATTTCTAACGAATCTTATATTATGACTAACTCTGGACCAAAATTGGTAAAATGCGTAACATCATATGATGAATATGAAAATATGTATGATATTAGTGTAAATTCGGACAATCATAGATTTTATACTAATGGAATATTGTCACATAACTCCACAATGCTTGATGCTTTATGTTTTGGGTTGTTCAATAAAGCATTTCGAAAAATTAACAAAAATCAATTAATAAATTCAACAAATGAGAAAGATTGTTTAGTTGAAGTCGAATTTACTATTGGAAATAAAG